CAACGAAATGCGAATGGACAAACTCGCTCTGGATTATATAGCTTGTTTATACCTATGGAGTGGAATTACGAAGGATACATTGATTCTTATGGATTACCTGTCTTCGACACGCCTGAAAAACCGGTTAAAGGACCGCAAAATGATGAAATAGATTTAGGTGTAATAGAGTATTGGGATAATGAAGTTGAAGGTCTTAAGCAAGATCAAGATGCTTTAAATGAATTTTATAGACAGTTTCCGCGTACTACTAAGCACGCTTTTAGAGATGAATCAAAAGAGTCTTTATTTAATATAACTAAGATATACGAGCAAATAGATTTTAATGAAGATCTTAAAAACTCTACAAGTGTAACAAAAGGTTCTTTTCAATGGGAGAACGGTCAGCAAGACAGTAAAGTTATATTTGTACCAAATAACAGTGGAAGATTTTTAGTAACTTGGGTGCCAGCAGTTAATTTGCAAAATAAAAGATATCAAAAAAATGGTATTAATTACCCAGGTAATGAGCATATAGGTGCTTTCGGTTGTGACCCTTATGACATATCAGGTACTGTAGATAAAAGAGGTTCTAAAGGATCTTTGCATGGCTTGACTAAGTTTTCAATGGAAGACGCACCAGCAAATCATTTCTTTTTAGAATATATAGCAAGACCTCAAACAGCTGAAATATTTTTTGAAGATGTACTAATGGCTTGTATATTTTATGGCATGCCAATACTAGTAGAAAACAACAAACCAAGACTTCTATACTATTTTAAGCGTAGAGGTTATAGAGGGTTTGCTATGAACAGACCAGATAGAACTTATAGTAAGTTGTCAGTAACAGAAAAAGAACTAGGTGGTATACCAAATTCTAGTGAAGATATAAAACAAGCTCATGCTTCTGCTATAGAAAGTTACATAGAGCATTTTGTTGGACTAAAAGAAACAGGTTACGGCGATGTTTATTTTCAAAGAACATTAGAAGACTGGGCTAAATTCAATATAAACAATAGAACTAAGCATGATGCTTCGATAAGTTCTGGCTTAGCACTTATGGCTTGTAACAAACATAGATATTCACCAGTAAATAAAAGAATTATAAAACCTGTAGATTTAGGTATCAAAAGATATGACAACAGGGGAACTACATCAAAAATAATAAGTTAAATGAATATATATACTAATTCAAATAGCGCTTTTCCAAGTCAAGTAGTAATTCAAATAGCGCTTTTCCAAGTCAAGTAGTTAGCAATGCTGAAAAAGCTAGCGCGGAATATGGCAGTCAAGTTGCTATGGCTATTGAATATGAGTGGTTCAAATCAGGTAGAATGAACGGCAACGCTTATTTGACTAATTGGAATAATTTCAATACATTAAGATTATATGCTAGAGGCGAGCAACCAGTTCAAAAATATAAAGATGAATTATCTATAAATGGTGATTTGTCTTATCTTAATTTAGACTGGAAACCTGTGCCTATTTTATCTAAGTTTGTAGATATTGTTGTTAATGGTATATCAGAGCGTCATTACGATGTTAAAGCTTACGCTCAAGATCCTGAATCTATAAAGAAAAGAACTGAGTATGCTTCTAAAATATATGAAGACATGCTAGCTCAAGATTATTTAGATAATTTACAGAACACTTTAGGAATAAATTTATATCAAACTTTAAATCCTGAATTATTGCCAGAAAATGAAGAAGAATTAGAACTTCACATGCAGCTTTCATATAAGCAAAGTATTGAAATAGCAGAAGAAGAAGCTATATCTTCTATAATGGCTCAAAACAAATACGAATTAGTAAAAAGAAGATTAAACATGGATTTAGCTGTTTGTGGTATTGCAGCTGCTAAAACTAGTTTTAATACGGCTAATGGGGTTACTGTCGACTACGTTGACCCAGCTTATATGGTTTATTCGTATACTGAAGATCCTAATTTTGAAGATATATATTACGTAGGTGAAATAAAGTCTATTACAATACCAGAGCTTAAAAAAGAATTTCCAAATATATCTGAAAAAGAGTTAGAGCGTATACAGCAAATGCCAGGCAACAGGCAATATGTAACTGGTTGGGGTGGATATGACGAAAACACTGTTCAGGTTTTATATTTTGATTACAAAACATATCATAATCAAGTTTTTAAAATAAAGCAAACTGATCAGGGTTTGATGAAAGCTATTGAAAAAGATGACAGTTTCAATCCACCTGAAAATGATAACTTTGAAAAAGTATCTAGATCTATTGAAGTTTTATACAATGGTGCTAAGGTGTTGGGAACAGATACAATGCTTAAATGGGAACTTGCTGAAAATATGTCAAGACCTTATGCTGACACTACTAAAGTTAAAATGAATTATGCTATATGTGCACCTAGAATGTACAAAGGTAGAATAGAAAGTTTAGTTAGCAAATGTATTGGTTTTGCTGATATGATTCAAATAACACATTTGAAATTACAGCAGGTAATGTCTAGAATAGTGCCAGATGGTGTTTATTTAGATATGGACGGACTTGCTGAAGTAGATCTTGGTAATGGCACAAATTATAATCCAGCCGAAGCACTTAACATGTATTTCCAAACTGGTTCTATTGTTGGTAGAAGTTTAACTCAGGACGGTGACTTAAATAGAGGTAAAGTACCAATTCAAGAATTAAACTCTAGCTCTGGTCAAGGCAAAATACAAAGTCTTATAAACACGTACCAGTATTACCTGCAAATGATACGTGACGTAACGGGTCTTAATGAAGCTAGAGATGGTAGTACGCCAGACAAAAGCACTTTAGTAGGTTTACAAAAAATGGCCGCTAACGCATCTAATGTTGCTACTAGACATATCAAGCAGTCATCATCTTATTTAACTCTTAGAGTTGCAGAAAACATAGCTCTTAAGCTTGCTGATGCTTTACAATTTCCTTTAACAGCAGAATCATTAACAAATTCTATTAGCACTTATAATGTCAACACGTTAAAAGAAGTTGCTGATTTAAATTTGCATGATTTTGGAATTTTCTTAGAGTTAGAGCCGGACGATGAAGAAAAAGCTCAGTTAGAAGCTAATATACAAGTAGCGCTGCAGCAAGGAGGTATTGATCTTGAAGATGCTATAGATTTAAGACAGATTAAAAATCTTAAACTAGCTAATCAACTATTAAAAGTCAAGCGTAAAACTAAGGCTAGACAAAACCAAGAAAACGCTCAAGCTAACATTAGAGCTCAAGCCGAGTCTCAAGCTGAAGCTAATGAAAAAATTGCAATGAACGAAGTTCAAAAGCAAGAGGCTATTAGCGGATCTAAGGTTCAATACGAGCAGTCTAGAACTCAAATGGAAATTCAAAAAATGCAAATTCAAGCGCAACTTGATCAACAAAAAATGCAAATGCAGCATCAATTTGATATGCAATTGAAACAACTTGAAATTCAACAAGTATCTCAAAAAGAACAACAAAAAGAAGATAGAAAAGACAAGCGTATAAAAATGGAAGGTACGCAACAAAGTGAAATGATAAGTCAAAGAAAAAACGACGGCTTACCAATAGACTTTGAAAATCAGCCAGATGCTGGTATGAACGCGTTTATGTAAAACGTTATTTAATTATTTAATTATATTATATTATGTCAGAAGTAAAAACAAATGAACCTGTTAAACAGGAAGGTGAGTTTAAATTAAAAACAAAAAAGAAAACACCTAAAAAATT